CCAGCAAACCGTTCGTTTCGGTAAGTAATTGCCATCTGTCTCCAGATAATTCGGATTACTCAGATTACCGGAAACTGCAGCAAGGTTTTGCAGGAGATGCAAGTTAAATCTGGGTTAGTCGAAATGTCGGATGATCTCGTAGGCAACCTGTGGTAAAATCGAGTTGCCTAGTGCCTTCTGTCGTTGGGTTCTTCCCTTCTTCTGTGTGGTCACTCTAGGGATTCCGTCTTCCCAGGATCCGTCTCCCCATCGTCGAGGGAAGTCCAACCCGCTGAATATCCCATCAACTGCTCCGTCCAGTCTGCCGACAAACTTCCCTGTCCCGTGTTGCGTACTTCTGGATGATTGCCCAGCATCCTCTGCATCTTGCCGTTCGGAGTCCCTGCTGCATCCTCGTTTGCTGTCGGAGTGGGCCACATCCCCCTCTGTACTGCCTGCACTGTTTCGGAGAGATTCTTGGTTCCGTTGTCCAACCTCTTCTGAATACTCTGATCGTTTGTTCCTGGCCCTGCCCCCTTGAAGTCCGTTGCCCTCGGGGTAGGCCACATCTGGACGAACTCCTCTGGATTCGGAATCCGATTGCCTGCTTGGAATCTCTCTGATCTTGCCTTTGACACTGCTGTTGGGGTTCCCAGCATCCCGCTTTGCAATGATCCAGACTCGGTCTCTGCGGTGGAGGGCATTCTTGGCACAAGCTGGAAGTATAACCGTTGCCGTGGCGTAGTCTTGGGCTTCCAGGTCAGCCAGCACCTCGTCGAGTGCCATGTTGATGAGACCAGCAACGTTTTCAGCAAGGACCCAAGTGGGTTGTGCTTCGACAATAACTCGGAGCATTTCCTTCCAGAGCCAACGGTCATCTTCCTTGCCTCTTTGCTTCCCGGCAGCACTGAACGGTTGGCACGGGAATCCGCCTGTGATGAGGTCAACTCCTCGGAAGGGGGTTGCGTCAAAGTCGTGGATGTCTGAATGGATGGGTATACCTGGGAACTGTTTCCCCAGAATTCTTCTTGGAAAATCTTCATATTCTACAAATCCTACTGTGGTGAAACCTGCCCAACCTGCAGCAAGCGCAAAACCTCCAATCCCACTGAAGAGATCGAGATGGGTTCTCACTCCTCGTCCTCCTTGATCCTCGATGGAGTGGGACCCACCTGCCCCTGGTACTTCCCTCGGTATGGGCGCTTCGACTGTCCATGTAGGTTGTGCATCACGAGCTGGCAGATCCGCATCATTGGTTTCAGCAGGACTGGAGCATTGCTCTGATTCACCAGTTCCAGGGTGATCTGCCCTACAAATCCAGCGTCGATGAAACCTGCATTCTGTACTTGGATGCCCAACCTTCCCACACTCGATCTCCCATGCACGACTCCGCACATATGATCTGGAATCTTGATCAGTTCATTCGTTGAGGCCAACACAAACTTCTGTGGGTAGAGAACAAAGGTCTCAACGGGGGCCAGACGGTTGGGGTAGTCTTCTGTGACCGTGATGTACGGACGATCTTCTGGTAAGTGTGGCACTAGGTAGTCTTCTGCCAGAGTCAGATCCACTGAACAGGGTCCCAAATGGACATCACTGGGGATGTAGCCACTGTGAATCAATTCCATCAGTTTTTCGTCAGAGAGGACCATCCGATTGCTCCTATATATATATGTATAAATTACTGGGGGATTTAGTTGGAATTTAGTTGGAAAAAGTTGGAACCTCAAACCACTCCTCCCACATTCCTCCTGCGGCCTCGTTTCTTCCGTCTGTACTGCCCTGATGCTCCGGCTGCTGTGCTTGCGAATGTGAGGACCAACGAATCTGCAAAGTCGGTTGACCTGCCCAACCGTTTCTTGGTCTCTGCCTTGCTCTCCACCAGCATCTTGCCCGATGAGTTGAACGAGTATCTTGGTGCTGTTAGGTCTGCGATCAGAGAATCATCATTGGGAATCTGCACCTCTTGCGTAAACCAATCCTTTGTCTTGTCCCATAACTCTGCACGGAGATTCGCATATCGGTCTGCCATTGCAGGACTCTCTGAGACGTTCACCCCTCTGGCACTGATGTCGAGTTCCCGCAGTCGGTCCAAGACCCCTGCCCCCAAACCAATGCTGTCCACCAGGATTTCCTCGGGAGGTTCGTCACTGCTGTGCAGGAGATCCAGCACCCGTCCGGCAAGTTCCATCAATGAGAGTTTCTTCCAACTGTGCAGTTCCATCAGGTGTCTGCCCTGGCGGATGCAGAGGACACTGGCATCGTCCCCATATCGTGCGACATCCAATCCCCAGACGACAGGGGTCCCCTCCGGTTGCTCGACTGTGCGTTTGCTGGCTTGCTCCACCGCATGCAGAGAGATCAGGGTGTCGTCCTCTGCAGTTGGAAACTCACCATATACCCGCACTTTCATCGCGTTGCTCTCGGCACCGTACTTCAGTTCCATCTCTTGGATGAAGTCTGGAGAGACCAGGGGAGAATCAAGGCAACTGACCTGTTTCGTCCACCAACTGTCCCGCAGTCTTGTGTGCGTTTCGTAGAAATATCCTGATGATCTGGTGGGGTTGCCGAGCAGGATCGTTGTGGCATCCTTCCCAGACATCGAACCATACGCTGCCTCAAAGACCGACTCCGGTACCCCACTGGCCTCGTCTACGACCAGCAATACATGGTCTGCATGGACTCCTGCCAGGGATTCTGGGGATTCGGATCTGCTCGTTCGGGCTGAGATGAATGCCTCCGTTGGAGAAGAACCCAACTCAATCCGGTCAGATTTCATTTCCAATAAAGATTTGATTGGGGTGGGGAGTTCCTTGATCCATCTCTTGCACTCTGCAAAGAGGGCATCGAACAACTGGGAGGCTGTTGGTGCTGTGACCACCACCTTGACCGGATACCTCGTCAGGAGAAACCAGATCATCAACCAACTGGCACAGGATGATTTTCCGACTCCATGCCCAGAGCGGATGCTGCACCTCCGCTGTCCCTTTGCCACTGCAGACATCACTTCCCTCTGCCAGTCCTGGGGAGTCACGCCCAGCAGGTCCTCGACAAACAGGTCTGGATGCCGTTCGTAGGTTAGGATCAGTTCAGAGAGCTGCATTATTGGTCTCGTAGATCGTCAATGATGATTGCACCTTCCTCTCCCCAGATCTTCTCAATCTCCAGTTTCCAGACCGTTGAGTCCTCCTTCAGCAGTGCGTCCATCAAGGCCTTGCACAAATTGTCTGCATCGGGCCTCTGTTGGTGCGGGGTTGAAACCTTCTGCAGTCTCTTCTTCTTGCACCAACTGCTGGGCATTGGCACGATGAACCTCGCACGGAAAGCATCCGGTAGTTCCCAACCCTCTGCCTGACTCCGCAGTTCATCACAGAACTCACGGTACCGGATGACGACCTTCCGCTTGGCCCAGACATCTCTGCGGGTCATCCTGGGTTTGGCAACTGGGGAAATTTTAAAAATTTTTAGCATGGGGGTGCCGTTCTAGGTTCTAGGGGGTACGGGGGGTTCTGAGAATCGGGTGGAGAAGTGGAGGGGTGCGCCCACGCACCACCCCCTCGGTTCGACCACCCCTGGGGGGGTCTGCGAAAATTGCGCTCTGGCCCGTCCCAATGTATACTTTTATAATTAGTAAACATTCACACCCCCATGTTTACTGGTCTAGCGAGGAATCAATCAAAACACTAGGTTTTGTGACAGGAATCATTGTCAGATAAATAATAGTTTTAATGTCGAGCATGTGCGTATGATCAGGTGTGCGTAATGTTAACGGGCATCTGCTCAATCCTTGGGCATCTGCTCAGACTTGTGTTCAATCTCCGCTTTTCTCTTGGCAATCTTCTTCATGGTGTCCAAGTGTTCCTTCCTCATCGAGTGTTCCACACTCACATCCTTCTTCATTCGCTCGGCAAGGAACTCAGGATGATACTTTGCACAGATCCACTGTCTGGCACGGATCGAAACATCTGCAGCTCTGGGATCAATCCGTCCCTGTTCACACTCTTTGGCAAGATACTCAATGTGTTCTGCGTGGCGCATTGCCCTCTCGTTGAGAGCAGACATATAACGTTCCTGATGATTCCGGTTCAGCACTTGGTAGAGTGCATACCTCGTCATGCCATAGAGATCTGCAGTCTCCTGAAGACTCTTGCCATCGGCAATGTGATTACAGAAGGCTTCGACATCCTCATCAGAATATTTCCGGTTAGATTTCTTGGGTGCAGTCATTATTCTTCTCTAATGCGATGATCAAAATCATCTTTGGCTTTGATATGTCGTACATGGAATCCTCTCTCAAACTCCCCACACCAATGGACATCCTTCGTGATTGGGAACAAAGACAAAGAATGATCTCTTTGCTCCATGTCAAGATTACCGACAACACTTGCAGTGGGCGCATGTCTACGACATTGACCTAATCGATTGAGTTCCATATCTGTAGGATTCTCCAATTGCTTGAGTCCACGTTTCCAAAACTTGCAAAACAGACATTGTGGGAACAAATGATTATAGGGTATAAGTTTGGGCAATGTATCATCTTGCATCTTCTTCATGGACTGCAAAACATTCAACGCATCTCTTGCTGAAAACACATCATCTGACGACATAACATCTCCAATATATCAATAATCAATATAATCCAAATTATCGGCATTTTTCAAACCCACCCATACCGAACCACCAACCATCACTTAAAAACCTTCTCACAACGATTCTGAGAACTCAGAGAGGTATTCTTCCGATATTCATCCCCCTCCAGTTTCATCCCTACTGCCTCATGCATGACCTTCTGTGATCCCACTTGCGGACTCAGCAGATCATCGACATTGACATGATACCCCAGCTTGCTGCTCCAGATTTGCTCGTCACTCGTCAGACGCAGATCCAGCAGT